GCGGTCTTCGGAAACAGAAAGATCGCGGAGCCGGCCGCGCAAGTCGGCGCCGTCACTGTAGTGGTGGTCGCGCCAGGCGTGAGCGTCACGCTGCCGGTGGCGTTCGATCGCCCTTCCAGCAATTGACGGATGGCGAAGACGACCTTGAAGATGTCTTTCTCTTGCGGAGAGAGCGTGAGGCCGCTCATTGTGAAGCGAGCGAATAGCGAACAGCGAGTAGCGAGTAGCGCTTCGCCATTCGCCCTTCGCTACTCGCCATTCGCCTCCCCTGGTTCACCGCACGCCCTCCGTCACCACATCGGGCTCGACGCCGAGCGCGAAGGTCCAGCTGGTGCCGGCCGGAATGCGGATTCTGCCGCGTGCGTAGCGGGTGGAAACACGCTGCGGGCACATACCGATGGAATTGATCAGCGTCTCGTCACTGTAGGAAGCCGCCGCCTGGGCGGTTTCACGTTTCGATACCGACCCATAGACCGTCGCCGCATCGGTGATCGGCCGAAAACCGCGCACGAAGATCCGCCGCCCGTCGCCACCCTTCTCGGCGGTCACCATCGTGGCCTCGAGGTTCGACCCGGTGAAGAAGCCGAGCTTGTGGGCGCTGTTGACCGCGGAGAGTTGCGATAGCGATGCAGTCGAGATGTCGTCGAGCGAGGCGAAGGGGAGCGCGTCCAGCGATCCGGAAATTGAATCGAGGCTTTCCAGCGTCGCGCCCGGTCTTGCCAGCGTGGCGAGATACTCACCGGTCATCGCAATGGGCGACCAGCGGTTGAGCGCCGTGTCGTAGCAAAGAATCCTGTCGAACAGCCCGCTGGCGCCGGCGGTCGATTTATAGGCCCAATAGACGCGGCTCCCTTTCGGATCGGACGCGCCGATGCAGAGCTGCAGATTGCCGGTGTCGACGTCGGCGAAGAACGTGCGGTCGACGCGCTCCTTGCCGATCGCCTGCGGATAGCCGCCGGGCGCGATCACCTGGAATCCGTCGGGCGAGATGTAGAACACCCGGTCGCCTGCCCGCACTATTGAAAGCGGCGAAAAAAGTCCCTTCTCCTCCGAGATGCGATCGATCACGAAGATGGTCGGAGAACCCGGCGCGTAAGTGAGCCGGCGAATTGAGGCGTCCTGAAAGACGATTCCATATTCGCCGCCGGCCACGCCGCGGACGATGCCGCCATCGGGAAAGTCCTGGAAGTCGGATTGATTGATGCCCGGGGTCCATGTGGTGGTGGCATTCAGGCCCGACCATTGAATTCGGTACGGCGTCGATGGCCCGAGCCCGGAGAGCACGAGGAAGCGCCCGACCACCGCGATATAGCGTGCCGGCGGGGGCGAGCCGCCCAAGTCCGCGAACTCGGTCGATGAGGTGAGATCGAACACCTGCACCGCAGTATTGATCTGGACCGCGAACACGAAATTGTTGAACTGCGCGAACTGCCACTGGTCGCCTGCCGGCACCGCAGTGTAGGTCCCGCCCGCTTTCGACACGTCGGCCCACGCAAAGCTCGTGTTGTCGAGCGTGTAGAGCTTTGTGGAGGTGGCGGCGAACACCAGGACCGAGCCGTCGGCCTTGCGGGCGTAGAAGAAGCCGCGGCAGGCTTGGGAGATACCGTAGGCCGCCGCCGGCGGCACGAATTTGCTTGTCCACCGCGCGATGCCGACCGACAGACGGAATTCGTCAACCCAACCATTCCACGGGCTTGCAGCCAGCTCGCCAGCCCTGCCGACGGCGACCGCATTTGTGCTGTTGTTGACAGCGCCCGCGACCGCGACGTCGCCGCCCTCCTGCACCCCATCGATGAAGAGCTTCAGCGTGTTCCCAGTCCGAACGAATGCCAGGTGGTGCCAACCCGTATTGACCGCATTGGTGAATTGCGTCGTCCCTACCACCCCAAAAGTAGTTCCGCCGACATTGACGGCGCCGATCATGACGTTCGTCGTGTCGCGCTTCAGATAGAACGAGATTGTGGTCGCCGTTGCGGCAGCGTCCATCTGCCCCGCGAGGTGGAGCGTAGCGCCACCAGCCGCATTGACGCGGAACCAGCAATCGATGGTGAAATCGCCGGAGCCCAGCGTGAAGTCGGCATGGTCCGGCGTCGTCACATAATCGCCCGTGCCATCAAACAGGCCAGACGCACCGCCGAATTTGCTCTGCGCCGTATCGACCTGTGCATCGCCGTTCGCCGTCCAGGTATGTGCCGAGCCGCCGTTATTGGCGTCCGTGAACGTCGTCGCCGCGTCGGCGCCGTCCATGTGCAGCAAAATCTTTGTGAATTCGTCGTTGCCGATTACAAGTTCCGCGGTGGACGCCGAGAAATCCGGGAACGGCCCATAGCCGTCGCCGCGCGGGATGACGTTCAGAATCGTGCCGGTATGGTCGCCTTCATAGTCCGACACGTCCGGGCGGTATTCGGGGATCGGGAGGATCGGCATCGGCCTATGCTCCTATCGGAGCTACGGTGGACAAGTCCGCCGTAGCTGAGTGAAACGAAGCGAAGGGGGACATGGCTATGGCGTCACGCCCATGACGCGGATAGCCCCTGCCCCGCGCGTCTTGTTGCTCAGCATGTTGATCTCCTCGAACAGCTCATCGCGGCGCCCTTTCCAGAGCGCGGCCTTGTCGGAATCGACCGCGAACATCTGCGCTTCGGTGAGCGCGCCGAACAGGTAAAGATCGGGATGCGCGGTCAACAGCCAGTTGGCGGGGTTGCCGTCGGAGAGGACCGGAATTTTCTGGTAGTAGAGAAACTCAAGCGCGGTGCCGTCCACCGGACGGATCTTCAGGGTTGCGCCCTCGATGGTGAAGATCCTCGGTGTCTCGGATGGCGAGCTCGGATAGGCCGCCTGCAGGTAGGACGGCTCCACGTAGGCGAGCTCGACCCGGTTCGATCCGGTCCAGGTGACCCGCCGCCAGGCGAGATAGTCGGTTGGCAGCGTCGCGGCGCCCGACGACGGTGTGAGGCTGGTCGAAGCTTCCATCTGCCGCACGCGCAAGCGCCGGTTGGCCGCCGCTTCGAACAGCGTGATGAAGTCCGGAATCGTCGCGGTCAGGTCGTCGCGCGCCAGCCACGACGCGACGGCGGTCTTGAGCTCGGCGTAGGTCGTGATGCTCATTTATCCGTCCTCAGCCAGCGCCAATCGGGATCGTCGAGCTTGCGCTTGATGAATTTGCCGAACTCCTCGGACGACATTTTCAGCACGTTGGCGCCCTCCTCGTTCATCCACTTGACCAGGATGACATTCGGGATGGTGCCGATGTGCCGGAAGTCGCCGCACTGCGGCTCGTTCTGCAGCGCCTTGTTGCGGTCGAGGATCGGCTCCACGTCCTGCCAGGTGCTCGCGATGACGCGTCGGTCATTGCGGTCCAGCAGCAACTCGGTACGCATCAGCTGAGCTCCGTCACCCAGAGCGTGCCGCTCGTGGCGGTGACCAGTCCGTCGGTCGCCGCCCGGACGGCCGAAATGCGCTGGCCCGGCGTGACCGTCATGTATTCCGGCCAGTTCGCCGGCAGGAATGGATCGGATGTCGTGGCGGTCTGCGCGCCGTCGCCGATCTTGATGTGACAGGCCGAGTCGGCGACGACGCGGATTTGATAGGTCTGCGCGCCGAACGCGTTGGTGATGGCCGCAGACGTGTCGGCATAGGCGATCGTCTGCGTGGTGCCGAGGCGGGAGGCTTCTTGCATGGTCAGCCCGCCCGCACCACGACCGTCCAGGTCACCGGCGACACGCTCGACGGCGCGCCATCGGACGCGAGCTCGATATAATCGCCCGCGACCACGATGCCGTTGGTCACGCCCGGCGTGATGGTGCCGCGCACGCCCGCGGCCGAGCCGGACGCCGCGATGGTCGCGTTCCCGGTGGCGCCGATGGTGGTGCCGTTGATCTTGGTGGTGATCGCCGCGTCGCCGCCCGAAACCGCGGCGTGCTCGACATAGTGGATCGAGACGATGCGGCCGTTGAATGGGCAGTAGACATAGGCGCTCGACGCCGTGCCGATGTCGGCGTGATGGGCGGTCAGGGCGCGGTCGATGTAGGGCAGGTGCTCAGGCAGTGCCATGTCGATTTCTCCAAATGAAAAGGGCGGCCGTGACGGCCGCCCAGGTGGAAGGGAGTGAGACTCTCGATGCTAGGGCGGACGACGGGCCCCGCCCGAATCAAAAACCCGCGCGGCGGGTGCCGGCGGGCGCAGTACGTCGAATCGCATTTCGCCAAGTAAGTGTTTCGGCGAAACGAGTCAAGCGAGCATTGTCGGTCGCAAAGCTTGCGCGAACAGGGCGCGTCCTGCACCCCTGCCCGCTCGTCACGCGCAGTCAGCGGCGGATCGTTTCGGTCTTGACGCGGACGGCATCGGCGCCGCCGCCTGAGATCACCTCCATGCAGGTATTTGAGCAGGCGTCGCGGCCGGCGGCGAGCGACGGGCCGTGAAGAAGCGTCCGCGCCGCTTGTTCCCGAATGATCGCATCGAGGAC